CAACAAGCGTATTCTTCTAGCTGCTCAAGTGTTATTTCAAATTTCATCTTATTATCCTTTGTTTATCTAACTGTTTAATTGTAATCTTGTTAAAAGTTGGTTCCATTGCCTGTTTGACTCTGCTTTCCTATCGTTCAATAGTTTTACAGCTTCAAGGTAATCAATAGAAAATTGCTCTTTAAACCAGACTCTAAACTCAAGCTCTTTTATAGCGCTTTGTGAATTGCTGTTTGTTGTCATCATCTGCCTTTTGTGTCTTGTTGGTGTGATCATCAATTTGTTTAATTGCTTCTATCAATTTGTTTAATTGCTTCTAGCGGCGGTACGTTTTCAAAGTAACCGTTTTCTAGTGTTAAATATCCCGTACCTGAATCACCTTGACGGTTAAGTCTAATAATTGCCTCTGTAAAGTTGTAAGGCACATTCTTGTCATAAACTCTTTCACGGTATAGACCAAGCCAGATATCACAATCTTGCTCGATTTGCCCAGTGTCGCGGCTATCGCTTGGCATAGGGCGCTTATCCGGTCGAGTTTCTAAGCCTCGGTTTAATTGTGTTAACAGTAAAACAACACAGTCTAACTCTTTTGCTAAACCTTTTAATTGCTTGGTTATTTCACCATATTTTAAATCATTTCTTTCTGAGCTGTCACCATCCATTAATGTGAGATAATCAACAACAATCAAACCCTGCTTATGCTTGCGGTGCTTCTTTCTAACCTCTGATTTAATATGCTTAATATCAATACTAGGCGTATCATCAATGGCAATTTTAGTATTGGCCAGTTCAATATTGTGCTGACCTATTTCATCCCAGTAAGAATTATTAGCCATGGGAATAGTATAAAAATTATTACTGTTAGATTTAGACTTCATAGCTAGTAAACGTTCCCAAATGTCCGTTGCTTGCATCTCCATACTAAAGACTGAACAGCCCTCGTTTCTATTTAAAATGTAATGGCAAGCCATACCGGTAGCAAAGAAAGTTTTACCCATTTTAGGTCGAGCGCCAACAACAACTAATGAGCCACCTTTGATTTTCTTAGGTGCAATAATTTCATCTAGTCCAGCAAAGCCGAAATCATACTGATTAGAGTCACCTTTTAAAAAGTCGTCTATGGTATCAATCCATTCTGTCGCTATTTCTGTACCATCGCGTAAGCCTTTAGACTTTCTATTATCAATTGAACTTAAAATACCACTAATAACGGATTCAGCTAAGCCTATTCTTTGAGTTATATTTCCGTTGTCATGGTTTGCTATTAAATCTTTAAGGTCGTCAATTTTAGATAGCGCATATCTCTCAATAGAGGCATCTTTGATTGTATTAGTGTACTGGCGAAGTAGATTAGAGTCACAATGATGTGAATAACAACGATCGACTTCAAAAATATCTACACTTTCTTGTTTGGCAAGATAACTAGCTACTGATAATTGATCAAATAACATGTTGCTTGATGATAGTAATTTAATCGCCTTGTAAATTTCTTTGTGTACATGAGTGAAAAATGAATTAGGTTTTAATGTTCTTAACACATAACCAGCAATATCTGAGTTATCGTTATTCAGTTTCATTAATCCGCCAAGCAGTGATTGCTCAATATTAAATTCTGTCGTCATTGTATCTTTCCTGATTTAAATATGTTGATGGGTTAGGTATGTACTCTTTGTTTGTTTCTTTATACCGAGTATTTGAATCACTAGATATTAGATCAACGTATTCCATAAATGAATCTTCATTCATATTTTTTGTTTTAGATTTAAATGCTTTTAGTGCTGCTGGCTTTGCTATTTTTTTAGGGTAACTACCCCACCAGTGATCAAATCCTTTGCCGAACAATTCTAATATATATTTATTATTATCATTCTTATCATTCTTGTTAGTTGCCCCTTGTTTGCCCTTGGCTTGCCCCTTGTTTGCCACTTCGCTTGCCCCCTCCTGATATAAATCATAGTTAACCATAGTAAAAACAGTGTGTTGCGCTGTGCTATGGCTTGCCACTTCGTTTGTCGATTTTAGACGTTTTATTGATGTGCGAATATTTTTTATTGAAAGGTGAGTTTCATCAGCAAGCGCAGAAATAGACGTTAAACGCTGGCCTCTTTTAATCTCAATACCACGCCATTTATTATCTTTATGATTAGCAACTAGTAGTAGGTGAAGAAATACACGTGTAGTATTTACATCGTTGTACCATTCCCAATCTAATAACTGCCGGTGTATTTTTATCCAACCTGTACTCATGCTATAATTACCTTGCTGGTTGTTGAATAGCGCTTGTCATGGGGCGCTTTCATTTCTTACTGCCTAGCTCTTACTTCATTAATCAAAGTTAAATCAATCGCCTTGTCAACATCTCTTGAAGCTAACGCTAATAACTGATCTAAACCAAGCCTTAAAGCCGCTCTTGCTATCTTACTAGCATCTAAGCCTAACACGTCAACCGCATCTTTTACCTTAACAGCTTGCGTATCACCGAACCTTACATTTAACATTTTCATTTAATTATCCTTACTTGTGAATGTCATTACATTATTATCTGTTTTTGTATTGACGTCAAGTTTATTTTGCGCTATTGTTTAATCAGTCAACAAGCAACCGAGTAAATAAACATGAATATTCAAGATGTATTAAAGAACAGCTTATCAAGGCGTTAACAGTATTCAACCCTAAGTTGGTTATTGCTAGTACTGGTAGTTGTTATATTCACTTAACAGGCAGCAAGGTTAAATGTATTCGTGTTGCTAATCACACGGGGCATAAGGAAAAAACAAAAACATGGCAATTACGCTGTGATGTTAGCAGCTCAAGAAAAGGCACTAACAGGATTTACACTGATATTAATAGACTAGTATCAGATTTAGTTTAACTAACAAACAAAGGAGTATAAAAGATGAGTGTAAAAATAGGTAGTAAGGTAAAGAGTGTAAGCATACGTTTGAATTTGGATATGACAGCAAAAGAAGTAACCAAGGAAGAGTTAAATGTTATTGGAATCAGTGATCGTTTTATTGTTTTAGATAATGATCTCTTTGATAAGTTAGCGAATGATCATGCATTTAAAGAATGTTATCCGCGCATTGAAAAGGTAAGCATATCTGAATCAAGAACTGATTTTGACATAAAGTATTTTGGCAAGTTTAGACTGTCTATATATAGCTCAAGTAGCTATAAGGTAATCGAAAACAGAATAAATAGAGAGTTCAATAACTGGCTAGATGAAAAAATGGGTATTTATGGGTGCGCAAGACGTGTACACATTAAACTTGATAATAACGCATAAAGGAGTATTAACTCTTTTAATTAACACAACGGAGTAAAAGAACAATGAAAGCTGAACAATTCAACAAAGAAAACAAAATAGGCAGTAAATTTAATTACCAATCAGTAATAGGGGTTACTAGGTTAATACCAGTGGTGACAAGATCGGAGGCTTGGGAGCTGGGTCATAGGGAAACTGTTGTAAAAGTAATAGGTATTACTGGTGGTGTTTCTATTGACCATTTAAGTAAAAGATAACGACACAACGGAGTAAAAGAACAATGACTAAAAGAGAGGCGGCAATAGTATCGGCTTACACTGGTTTTTTATGTGGGGCGTTTACAGATATGCACGAATATGTTGAAGAGTTATTTTGTGGGCCAGTATTTACCCATCAATTAGGTGATAGGGATTTTGTTAAAAGATTAAAAGAAATGGCAAAGCCTGATTTTATTAAACTATCCGATGATATAGAGGCCGAAAATGATTGATTACATAGTAATATACGTAACCTGCTTAGTAATATTTGCATGGGTAGCTAAATGTATTGATGATGCTGGCGATATACTGACTGGTTTAGTTGTGGCGATAGCTTTGCCAGTATTTGCAGTGTTAGGGATAATAGTTTTATTTATGATGTTTAGGGGTGAGTTAACATGAGTGAAACAAATAAGTACGGTTTTAATTTTGGCAGTATGACAGTGACAAGAACATGCAGTGATAGTTACGCTCACATAATAAGCGTATCAACAAAGAAAGCTAAATTCAGCGTAAGGGCAACACCTAACGGCAGCGTTAAGTTTTACGATGATCAAGGTAATGAGTGCGAATTAGTAAATAAAGAGTACATTCAGGATTTACAACTAAAGGCGAACAAACAATGAGTAATATAATAAGCTTTCCAGAGCCAAAAGATTTTAGCTACATAGCAGGCGATCACAATGAGCCTGAAATAGTAGGCGTACAAGGCGCAAGGATATCAATGCAATTCGCGCCTAACTTACATGATTTTTTAATGGGTGACTCATGGGTGACTAGAGAGGAACTAATAGCACTCGTTCTTGTTACGGGGCTTTATGATGATATTAAATGGAGTGATGAACAATGTTAGCAGCTATACAAAGAATAAGATTTAATCCTGAAACGAATTCACACGTTCAGCCGGTAAGCTCAAAGACTGATAAAACATTCAGCTAATATCTTTACGTGATGCAACACTAAAGGTAATTAATGCTATGAAACATTTTGACGGCATGGCAAGCAGACAGGATATCATTGAAAGAACAGGTGTTAGTAAATACGCTAATGACCGAGGCATAAACGAATTAATAAAACAAAAGGTTATTGTAAAAGAAAAAGGCACCGGCTCAATTGCTCGAAATGTCGTGCTAATATCAACAGGAAACAGTTTTAATATTGATTTGGTAGACGAGCAAGGCAGAGTGATTTTAAACCACAATATGCGCGTTAAGATAGCTAAGGAATTAAAAAGCACTGTCCCAATTGAGTTAGAAAGGGTTGGTAAGATGTTTGGCATATTAGCGAGCACTGTCAAAGGCATTTACTATTCACACAGAGAGAGGTAATAAAATTGGTAATCATGCAGATAAAAAATACTTCGCAGAAATACACAACAAGAAAAGAGCAGAGGTAAAAGCAAAAAGAGAGGCTGACATACTAGACAGAAAAGAAAACCCTGATAAGTACAGAGGAAAGCGCAGGTCTGGCGGCAGAATTAGCAAGGCAAATATACTCGCAGCTATTGCAGTTCAAACTTTATATTAGACAAGAAAAAAGCGCCTAACTGGCGCTTATCTTTTAAAGTAATTCTGGTAAACCCATTCCATCAAGTCAAAAGAAATTATCTTTAAGCTGGCGCATCTCCTTTTTATGTTCATATTCATCACGGCGAATTTTAACCATTTGTCTATGTGTTTTGGGTGATTCAGCATGTATGTTCAATTCTGTTTTAACAGGACATAGGCGCTCGCGCAATTCGTTATGTTGTTCTTGTGAAGATTTAGACATTATCCGCCCCTTGCTTTAAGTAAGATACTTTCAATGGTAGTTCCAGACTGTAAACCTTCACCCTTTGACATTGCCAAAAGTGCGGCATACATAGCAGGAGCAGCAGCTATTAAGTGAGCGTTTGCTAGTTCTGGCCTCATATCAAGCACAGTTGCTATAGTGAACCCTGTCTCGCTGTCGATGTAAGTGTCATCGCCAACACCTGAAACACACCATTCGCATTTGGTAAAATTAGTCATTATTCACTCCTACTAATGAATTTAATATCAATTTTCAAATAGTCCATCAGCTTAACAACTTTAGTAAGCCTCACAGAGCCATCACCTTTAATTATTTTAGTAATGTCTGAGTAGCTTACCAATGACATCTTTTCTAGCTCCATAACGCCAGATATATCGTTGTCTAGCATCGCTTGTCTTATAACTCTTTCTAGCTTCATAGTATTCACCTTTTTAATTAAGTTGAACCAATAATAAAAGATATTTAACAAAACGTCAATTAAATAGTTGATATATTAATATAGTAGTGCTAAATTAATACTCATCAACGAAACGGAGCAAACGAAAATGTCAAATTGTCATGTATCAAACCAAATAGCTATAAACGCAGATGAGCCAAGCAGTGATGAGTGTGAAAAATGTAATTCAAGTGTAACGGCTTCGGACGAGGGCGGTTATGAGATTTTAATTTGTGATAAATACGGCCATAAAGTTTGGGCTGATGGGGATGAATACTAATGATACTTGGCAACTTACCCAACTGTAATACCATGGCAACGGCAGCGCTAAAAGAGCGTAGAGAAGCGCTTGAAATATTACAAAATCGCATAGTGTATAAGGTGCTAGATGTTGATTCAGACATAGAGCATGAAATTAAATTAATGATAAAAGAAATAACAACGGAGTTAGACGGATGAAAGATATTAAAAATGGTGATATGCCAGTAAATGCGTTAACAGGTTATGCTTACGAGAATTTTGAATCGGCAGTAAATAAAAGCGGCAGTTATAACCCTGAATGTCAAGGATTAACAAAGCGCGAACACTTCGCAGGATTAGCGATGCAAGGCATCTTATCGCACAGTTTTGGACGGGTAAACCCAGAAGGATGCGCGATGGCTTCGATGCAATTCGCGGATGCTTTATTGAAGGAGTTAGAAAAATGATTATACCTACAAATAAGTTACAAGCGGTGATTCACTTGCAAGGCTATATAGGTGCTTTAGATGAATTGATTGACATCATAGCGCGTGACAAATTAACAGAAACCTATCAAATACTAGGGGCTATCGCTGATATTAGTAACGAGATAGGCGAGCTTTTAGAGGGCGCACAATACGCCATAGATGCGGATTTAGATAATTTAACGGGTGAGCAATAATGAATAAGAGTGATTCAATTAAAAATATCGCCATAGCTATGAATAAGGCACAGGCTGAAATGGGTGGCGCTCATAAGGGCGCAAACAATCCATTTTTTAAAAGTAAGTATGCTGATTTAGGCGCTATTATACAGGCAGTTAAGCAGCCTTTTGCTGATAACGGGTTAAGTTATGTTCAATTCCCCATTGAAGATAGTGGCAGAATAGGCATAGAAACGATTCTAATGCACGCTAGTGGTGAATGGCTATCAAACTCTTTCACGGTTAATTTAACCAAGCAGGACGCACAGGGCGCAGGTTCAGCCGTTACTTATTGTCGTCGTTATGGGTTACAAGCGGTCGCAGGAATTCCGAGCGAAGATGATGACGGTAACGCAGCCACAAAAGGTGCTAGCAAAACACCGTCACCAGATGATTTGGCTTGGGTAAAGGCTATCCAAGGCGGTAACGCAAAGCTTGAAGATTTAAACGATGCAAAATACAGAAGCTATATAAAAGGGTTATTATAATGGAAATTGCAATATTTACAGATTTAACAACTAATGAGCAACTTGATCAATTAAAAACTGAATCAGAAAAGTATACCGGTTTGTATGTTGATATGAATAAAAAGGACGAGCGCAAGTATGTAAAGGATAAGGCTGATAGTATCAATCAGTTATTGAAAAAGGTTGAAAGAAAACGCATTGACGCATCAAAGGAATATAAAATAAAAGTCGAGGCAGAGGCGGCAGATATAACCGAGAGGTTACAGATTGCAAACCTGCCTTTTACTTTGTTGATTGACGAGCACAAAGCCGAGCGTAAAAAGGTTTTAGATGCGGAGGCGGCAGAGAAAAAAGCTAGGGAAGATGCTATTCAATTAGAAATAGATCACGAATTCGCGCTATTAATGAATGATAAATTTGATAGTGATAAAGTAGCACTATTAGCGGCGCAAGCAGCACACGAGGAGCAGTTAAGAAAAGAAGGGGCAGAAGAAGCGAGAAAAATAGCTGAATCTATAGCGCTTGAAAAAGAACAGCAAGCAGAGCAAGAAAAGCTAGCAGCGATACAGCGCGAGGCTGAAGCAAAAGAAAGACAGGCACAGGCAGAGCGTGACGCTATGGCAGCACAAGAGCGTGAAAAACTAGCAGTAGAGCAAGCAGCAGAGCAACGTAAGCAAGATGCAGTTAACGCCGAAAATAAACGCATTGCAGATATAGAGCAAGCCAAACAAGACGAAATAAATAGACAACAAGAGCAATTAAGAATTGAAAAAGAAGAAACAGCAAAGCGCGAAGCTAATAAAAAATATTTAGCTAAAGTTCATAATGGTATTTTATCTGTATTGCTTGCTAATGGCATTAGTGAAAAAGATGGTAAAACCATTATAAAGCTAGCGGCTAAAAACGAATTACCACAATTAACAATCAACTACTAACTAACGGAGTATAAGAAAATGAAATATATAGAAATGAAAAGCAAAAGCGGCAAAACACCAAGAGCATTAGGTTTATTAACGGGTGCAAACTTTAACCTTAAAAAGTACAATAAAAAAATGCGCTTAATCAAGCGATTACAAGCATAACTAGGAGTAATACAAAATGAGTCACACAGTAACAGCAAAATTAAATCAAGCAGCACGACAGCACCAAGGTAACGCAGGGACAACATTTTTTGTAAGCTTAGGTGAAAAGAATTACAACCATAAAACAAAAACAAATGAATGGACTAATTACGATGCGGCATTGTTCGCTAAAGACGCACAAGTGGCCTTTTACGCTAGCGCATTAGTTGAGTATTCCGTTATATCAGTAACCGGCACAGGTATCATTTTAGATGCTTCAAACCCTGAGTATAAGCCCAAGTTGGTCATTCAAGATGCAAAGCTTACGTTTGTACATTCGCCCCAAGGAGCGCAGACACAGGTAGCACCACAACAGCAAACACCGGTACAGCAGCGGCAACAAGCACCCCGTGATGCTAACGGATTTACACAGCAGCAAGGCGGATTTCATCAGCCACCACAACAACAAAACGCACCAGACCCGACTGCCGGATATGATGACAGAATCCCTTTTTAACCTCAATCACTCGCTAGTTAACGCTAGCGAGTAAGGAATATATAATGCGGCTATGGATATTAAATACATTTTTTAAAAAAGAATTAATAAAACTGAATAACTTAAGTCTAGAGATGCAGTCCCATAAAAGCATGGACGAATGGCAAAAAGGCTTTGTTTGTGGGCTTTGTCATGCAACACAAGAGCTATCAACTTAAAGTAAAGGGTTTATATAATGGAGCGCATAACAATAGAAAGATTCACACCAAAGCAAGGGAAAGATTTTACTATCGGGCTAGGTTATTTAAACGACTTTAACTTTTGTGTGCTGGAATTGCCTTGGCTAAATAACCAAGTAAATATAAGTTGCATCCCTAACGGAGTTTATAAAGCATTTAAACGCATATCACCGGGTAAAGGTTACGAAGTTATAGAGTTTGAAAACGTACCAGATAGAACGTTTATACAAGCGCATTACGGCAATTACACAAGGCAGTTATTAGGCTGTCAGTTATACGGGGATGGATTTAAATATCTTGATAATGACAATATTATCGACATCACAAACAGCGAGAAAACTATCAAGAAATTACTGTCAATGTTGCCTGATAAATTCGAGATAGAAATAATTTAATGCTTACAATGGTTTAGTGGTATAATAGAGGTCAATTATAATTATGTATGAGTTAATGGAATGGCTGGAAGTAATAAGCGACCTAAACGTAAGTCTCAAACTAAACCAAAAAGTAAGTAGCATAATTTTACTTGCTTACATTGTTGGTTATGTTTCGAGTGGAAAAGGTGCTTTTATTAGCGCCTTTATTTTTTCTGAAATACTATGTACTTCGTCAATGTTAGATAGCTTTACTAATGTTAATTATTATTTAGTCTTTGTTGCTGTTTATTGTGGAGTGTACAATATAGCAAACAAGGAAAGAGTAGCGACCAGGTTAGCAATATATTCAGCAGCCGCGCTATCAACAGGAATGGCAATAGATGCTAAACTTTACCCTCAAAGCGAAACTCTTTTGTACCAAAATTATGAACTTCTTTTTATGGTCGTACATGTTCTTATCATTCTTACAACTAGTAGATTCAGGTTACAGCGGGTACCTTTATCAAGATTTATTAGGGTTGTTAGCCGTTGCTTGGCTACTAGTTACAACGCTTCATATATTTGGTATACTGTTAAAAACCAACTTAAAACTAGCACTCCATGCCATTTACTCAAGACGAAGCCATACGGATAAAATCAGACGTAGAGGGGTTGAAGCACTCAACGATAAGTGTCTTAACTGCCATTGGCGAAAGTGTAACTGCTCAAAAAGAAAACACAAAGATGATTACTGATTTAGTGATCGAGTTGCGAGAGCGTGACGTTAGGGATGAATACAGGGGCAAGGAAATACTAGTCCTTGATGAAAAGCTAGACTCCCTTACTAACACTGTAGAGAATAACAAGGCAGAGTATGTGCCAGCGCTTACAAAGCTAATTGCTAGTCAATTGTGGTGGGATAAGTTTTGGGATAATGCAAACTCTACTTGGGGAAAGTTCGCAGGGGTAGCTATAATATTAGGTGTTGCTTATGCGTTAAATATAGATTTAACCAAGATTGTAAGCAGTTACCAGGCACCAACACCTTAATGAGTAGGAAATACACAGTGATAAACGGCAAACTAAAAATAGAGGAAATACACAGTGATAAACGGCAAACTAAAAATAGTCACAAAATCCAACACTTGTTATCTAGTCGCTGTAATTCTAACAATAGCGCTAATATTCACCATAAATTACACAGGTTCATAGCATAATAAAACTTGTTATAAATCAACAGCGAGTTAACTATGCCCACCGTAGGCATAAGCACACTGAAAGCTTATTTCAGGCATGCCCAAAAGGTATAAACTATGCGACCAACAAAACACACACAAGAACTAATGGACAAGGCCAAGGATTATACTGAGGATTGCCCCGATATAGTGCCAACGGTGGTTGGTTTATGTTTACACATAGGGATAGCAAAAGCCACAGCATACCGATGGGCAGCCGAAGAAAACGAGGCGTTTAAAGACATCTTAGACTTTGTGGGTGAGCAACAAGAGAGAAAACTTATTACTAGCGGCCTAACAAACGAGTTTAATTCAGCTATTACTAAGATGATGTTAACTAAGCATGGTTACGCTGATAAGGTCGATTCAGACATAACCACCGGAGGCAAACCGGTAAATAATTGGACGGTAACACCAGTGACTACAAACAAAGGTGGCTGATATTGATTTAAGAGTTACCGACAAAGTAGGTTGGTTATTATCAAAACCTAAACGTATTAAAATTGCGGTCGGTGGTCGTGGTTCAGGTAAGTCATTAGGTGTTGGCGATATCATGCTAATGCTTATGGATTCTGGTGAGCGTATATGTTGTACAAGGGAGTTTCAAAACTCTATTGATGATTCAGTGCACGAAAGCTTAAAGCAGGAAATAGACAGGTTAGGCGTTGAGGGGATTAGCACACTAAATAATAATATTCATTCAGCGCAAGGCGGAGAGATATTTTACAAAGGTTTAGCTAGAAACATAACAAGTTTAAAATCCATTGCTGGTATTAACAGGTTATGGATTGAAGAAGGTGAAAGCGTTAGTGAAAAGAGTTTGAAAGTTTTAACACCTTCTGTCCGTTCAAGCGCGGCAGCCAACGCAGATGGTGAGCAACCGCCTGAAATATGGATAACAATGAATAGAGGCAGTAGAGAAGACGCTATCGCTAAAAAGTATTTAAGTCGTGCGGAGTCAAGTTTAGAGTCAACCGGTTATTATGAAGATGACTTAATGATGATTGTTGAAGTTAACTATACTGATAACCCGTGGTTTCCGCCTGAACTAGAACAGGAAAGGCTAGACGATAAAGACAACCTAAGCGATGACGAGTATGATCATGTTTGGAATGGGCATTACAACGAGTCTGTAGAGAACGCCATTATTAAGAAGGCTTGGTTTGATGCGGCTATTGATGCACATACTAAGTTAGGCATAAATCCGACAGGGGCCACAATATTCAGCCATGACCCAGCAGACACCGGCGGAGATAGCAAAGGTTATGCAGTAAGGAAAGGTATACACTTCTTTGATATTGGCGAGATAGTAGCTAAGGACGGCAATGAAGGTTGTGACGAAGCAACAAGCATGGCAATTAGTTACAATGCTGATTTGTTTGTGTGGGATGGTGACGGAATGGGCGCTTTACTTCGCAGGCAAATAGCGGCTTCTTTTTCTGGTATAACGTGCGACTTAAGAATGTATAAAGGCTCGAACGAGGTAGAAGATAAAAAGGCTAAGTATGACGGGTTAGGCTCATTAGGTTCAAAAGATAAGCCCAAGACTAACGCGGACACCTTTACCAATAAACGCACACAGTATTATATTAAGTTAGCGAATAAGTTTTACAACACATATCAAGCAGTCGTTAAGGGTAAGTACATAGACCCTGACGATTTAATAAGTATATCAAGTGACATTAAATTGATAGACAAATTACGTTCAGAAGTTTGTAGAATACCGAGAAAACAAAACGGCACCGGTAAAATACAACTAATGTCTAAGCAGGAAATGAAAAGTAAGCACGATATAGATTCGCCAGGCATGGCAGACTGTTTAGCTATGGCAATGGAAATACCATCCATTAAGCAAAAGAAAAAGAAATTAGTTTTCGATTCAATTTATTAAGGGTTTAAAATGAAAGATATGAATTTTAGCGATCACGGTAAAGTTTTAATCATGGTCAGCGAAGCACAAGACGCGGAGAAAGACCAACGCGAGCAAGCGCGAGAAGCTAAACTGTTTATCACTAAGCGCAATGGTCAATGGGATTCAGAAATCTATCAAAAGCTAGACGGGCGCTTTCGTGGCACGTTTGACTTGTGTACGCCTATCGTCGATTCAATCACCGGTGAGATATCACAGTCTGATTTTACAATAAGAGTTAGCCCTAGCGGTGGTGATTCATCAAAAGAAACAGCCGACACATTAGATGGGTTGATTAGAAATATCCGTAATATCTCCAATGCTGAAAACGCTTTTCAAAAAGCAGGGCGTAACTGTGTTATCGGTGGGTTCGATTGTATTGAGATTGTACAGCAGCATATTGATGGTGATTCGTGGGATCAAGATTTATTTATTAAACATGTTCCTAATGCTATAGATTCAGTATGGTTTGATTTAGCAAGTACTGAGCAAGACAGGAGCGATGCTCAATGGGCCGTTAAACTAATAGCTATTCCTGCCAGTCAATACAAGCTAGATTATCCTGACGGTGGTAACCAGTCTATAAGTGAGGACAAGTCTAGTAATGCTTATCAAAACAGCGCAGACGTTGTTATTATCGGTCAGCTTTATTACCGCAAACCTAAAGACATTGAGCTAGTGTTGATGAGTGATGGCTCAGTCTATCAAGATGACGATGATTTTAAGCAGTTAGTAGATGAAAACGCAGCCAAAGGTATTACTATTGCCCTTGATGATAACGGAGAAGAAAAACGCAGGACTCGCAAGAGTTGGCAAGTATTTAGCCGTTTGTTTGATGGTGGCGATTGGTTAGCGAAGGAAGAAGCAACAGTATTTGATTATGTTCCCTTAGTGCCGGTATTTGGTAACTACGACATAGTTGAAAACAAAACTATTTACAGTGGCAAGATAGAAAACCTTTATGATCAACAACGTGTTTTAAATTACGCATTAAGCCGTGATATTGAAGACGGGGCGCTATCTGCTAAGGCTAAGTATTGGGGAACTGCCGAGCAAATAGAAGGCTATGAAGATACAATACAAACGCTGAACACTAACAACGATGCTATGCAGTTATACAACCATGAAGCAGAAATACCACCACCATTTATACAAGGTGGCGTACAAGTTAGCCAAGGGTTACAAACTACAGTACAAAACATGCAACAAATGATACAAGGTTCAGCTAATTCATTTAATGCTATGCAAGGCAACGCTAACCCCATGCAAAGCGGTGTAGCCGGTGGTCAACAAATAGAGCAAGGCCAAACAGGTAACATTAAGTGGTTTAAATCATTAGAGGTTATGATTGGGCAAGTAGGTAAGATATTAATCAAAGCTATTCCTAAAGTTTATGATGCTACTCGACAAGTTAGAATTCTACAAGAAGATGGCACAAGCTCAACAGTGGTACTAAATCAGCCTGAAACTGACAGGCAGACAGGCGAAGTAATTACCCTTAACGATTTATCATTGGGCGATTATGACGCGGTTTGTGAAGTGGGTAAGGCGTTTAATAACCAACAGAAAGAGACAGCAGCTTCATTCCTTGAGATGGCAGCAATTGACCCAACTATTGCACAGAATGGCATGGATATTTGGCTTAAAAACCAAGCACAGCCAGGCATGGACTTAATGGCAGAGCGTTACAGAGAGATGCTATTTAATAACGATCAAATACCAGACAAACAATTAACGGACGAAGAAAGACAAATTAAAGCACAGCGGCAAGCACAAGCACAGCAGCAGCCACCACAGCCTGACCCAATGACGATGGCAGCACAAGCAGAAATGGACAAGGCAGCCGCAGCAAACGCAGCAGTTCAGCAAAAAGCGCAACAAGCACAGCAAGACGGGCAGATTAAAATGGCATCCGTTCAAGTGGATCAAGATAAAATAAACCTTGATCGCGAGAAGCTACAACTTGACGTTGCCATGTTTGAACGTTCAGGCGAGGCTAAATACAATACTGAAATGATTAGCGCTGACCAGAATCAGCAGAAGATTGACTTGCAAGCTAATAAGCAAATGCAGGAAATGGCTATCAAGCTAACTGAATTAGAAATGCAAGTAGGGCAACAGTTAAACGGTGAGGTGCAAGCTAACATGCTTACCTTTAATCCACAAACCGGTGAGTTTGAATAATGCCTATTGTCAACGTCAAGGGCGTTGCTAATCCTATACAGTTTCCCGATGATATGGACATTAACGACATACGCGAAGTATTACGTCAGAAGTTTGCACAGTTAGCCGTTAGTGGTGACACTGGAATACTAGACGAATCACCCAATATAGCCGCACCTTATGAGCCATCATTAGCTGAAAAGCTTGGTACTGGTATCGGTGATGCTTTAACGTCAAGCGGTATTGTTTCAGATAACTATGGCGCCCAAAGAATAGGGCGTAACGTTTCAGCACTAGCAGAGTTTTTGCCGGGTGTTGGTGATGCTACGGCAGGCGATGACGCAGGGCGGGCATTTGCTAAAGGTGATATAGGTGAAGGATTGTTGCATTCAGCAGGCGCGGTTCCTATCTTGGGTGATATGGCTATATTCGCAGGGGTACTAGCCAAGAATGCTGATTTAGGCGCATTACATAAAGCTAAAATGCTTGAAGATACAGGCGCAGACCGTAACAAGATATGGAAAGAAACAGGCTGGGCTAATGATAAAGGTGATTGGAAGTTTGAAATTGATGATAGCTTATCCAAGCCTAATCCGTACCAAGTGGAGCCAAGCGAAGCTTATTCCAGGCTGGTTGATGATGCCGTTATTGCTGGTGATGGCTCACTAAATAATAAATTAAAGTCTATCAGGCTATACAAAGACTACAATCAAGACCAGTTAATAAATGAAAGAAACAGTAAATGGAATGTTGCAGAGGGTAAATTTGATGCTGGTGATGAAAATGCTCTTAGTGAATTCATGTCTGACGTTGAAGGTATTGATTCAATGTTGGGGCAAATGCGATCTAGCTACGCGCCAGTCAAAGGGTATTTAAAGCACGATGAATTATATAGTCAATATCCAGATGTGGGTGATATTCACACTAGAATTGATAGCGAGTTGGGCGCAAGAGGCTCTTATAACGAGCAAAACGGCCTGTATGGTGAAAAAATAGAATTAAAGGAAAGACCAGATTTCAACAAACCTAAATCCACTTTATTACACGAATCCCAACACGCGATACAACAAAGGGAAGGGTTTCAGCGAGGTGGTAATCCAGGTATGAGCGCGGAAGTCATGGAGGAAATGAGGTCGGAGCTTTACCAGCCTTTAAATAGACAGCAAAAAGCAATAGAAAACTCAAGAGAATATGAAGCGCTTGTTGATAAATACAAAAGTGAGGGTTTACGAGGACACAAGGCCCGAAATCAAGCATATTCAGATTTAGGCGGTGATGAGATTGAAGCCAAGCAAATGAAAGCGGCCCAATTAATAGACTCTATATCTAGAGGTGAAGCGGATTCAGCGCTTAACCCTAATAGAGTTTACCAAAGACTAGCAGGTGAAGCAGAAGCCCGTAACGTACAAACACGCCTTGACTGGACACCAGAGCAACGCAGAGCAACGCCACCTTGGGAAAGCTTAGACGTACCAGAGAATGAATTGATTTACAGGAAGTAACCCAATAGATAAAACCCCTTAGTCGGGGTTAACTTCTTCACGCATCCTTTCTATGAGTGTTTCAAAGCTCATAGCACCTAGCTCGAATTCCCTGACTAGCTTATGTAGTTGTGATACTTTGTTTACCGGCTTCTTCTTAATTACCTTGTAATCAACAATAAAGTAATTACAGCCTATACCGTCAGGGCTTTCAACTTTGTTTCTGGCTACTGTGTCTTCAATCTCATAACCTTGAGCGGCTATAAAAGCTCTTAATAGTTTATCATTCATAGGTATTCAACTCCAAATAGCCAAAACATAAATCTTATCTCAACGTAACCAAGGCATAACATAAATACTATCGCTATTAATTCATTCATTATCATCTTTCCATATGTTTGCAGATATTTCATTAAGTATGTACAGCACAAACCCAAAACAGATAACTGTAAGGATAAACCAAACAACGAGTATATTTATATCATTCATAATTAACCCCTACATTCAAAAGTATTTGCATTGCTATAAACGGAATAGTAGCCGGTGTTCTTTCAACTCGCGTCATTGTCATAAGCTCGTCATTGTTAATGTGCAGTTCATCTACACAATTTAAGTCAGTGAATTCAAACTCTTTAAATTCGCCGCTACCTAGTTCTGCAACTGCTAATCTGTATTTGATGTTACTCATAAAGCACCCCAAGCCGAAGCACCGGCAGCACAACCTAACCCACCGGCAAGGCCGTGATTAAACTGAGGATAAGCCCGTAAATGTATAGCAGCAAGGTTGCTGTGGTATGCTGCTTGTACGGATATCATCTTAGCTTGGGCATTCATTTGTGCTGCCATGTTACGCCTCATTATTAAATCATAATCAATTTGTGAGGGGTGTTTGTAGGGCTTGTATGGGTTTACTATCTTAACGAGTTCAACCTTAACCCTAACCCTAACC